TGTTGCTCATAATGACTCCAAGTTATCACAAGCGAGCTGTTGCAGCAGGCACATTTTTATTAAATTATAGTATTTGTACCGCGTGTAGTCTATCTTTTATGGCTTAAAATGCGCTTGCATCCAATAAGCCGCTGCTCCTAAAAGACCAGCAACTGACCATTGGATTGCGGCTTCTGTTACTTTTTTAAGCATTTCTTTCTTTAACTTTTCAGCTTCTATTCTTTCTTGTATCCATTCGTGATGTGATGCATGAGAGTCAATTACTTCTTCATGATGCTCTTGCAGAGCTTCCAAGAAAAGTGCCTTTAAACTATCGCGATTAAGGTCCATGTCCTTTGCCTTCTGTTAATAAAAAATGCCACTTGCGCAACATTTTACAGTAAAAATGTTATCCATTCCAACGAGCAATCTTACCATCACGAACATCAATATGCGTAAATGATTTGTAACGCCCAAGACCTTTGCAGTCATCATCAAAATGCTTCATGAGGTATTCTTGCACTTCTTTGGGCGGTACGTCTTTTACTTTAATATCGGCTGCGTTGCCAAGAACGTGTTGACTATGCTTTGCACCACCCACTTTTGTGTTGTGCGCTTCACATCTTCTACCGCTCATAATAGTAATAGGTTTGGCAAAAGACTCACGGATGCGGTTAAGTAGCTCTACGAGCTTAGGGTTAACGTCTTTTTCTCCGCACCCGCAGTGACACTCAAATTCTTCTGGTTTAAAATAGGTGCTCATATTATTTACCTTCTGAAGCAAACAACCCAATCATACCAAACACGACACTAGCGGCAGTTAAGCTGTCATGCACAACAGGCGTTGCATCAATATTCACACCCGCCATCGTTGCGAGTGCTGCCACACTTGCGTAGGTAGAAGGCTCTTTTAATCGAGCTATTAAATAGTTCCACGCTTTAAGTAATTTGTTCATATTAACTTACCTTACTCTCTAAGAGTTCTAAACGTGCCGTCAATTCTTTAATTGCATTAACTAGAATAGGGATTAAATTTGGTTGAGCTAGCGTATATTGATTTTCATCATTAGTATCTACAAGATGCGTGTACATTGCGTTTTCAGATTGCATCACAGTTAATACTTCTTGAGCTATAAAACCTGACGCTTCTTTACCTTTATCAAAATCAGTATGCCGTAAATCCCATTCAAATTTACGCGGTTGAAGTTTATTGATGAAACTTAAGCCTATATTCAAATCAACAATATTTTTTTTGTCTCTTTGGTCAGAAATAAACGTCCACGACGATGCGCTCGCGTAAAAACGTGCTGTTGAAACGCCATTAGTAATAGTTACTTCATTTGTTATTGATGATGACGATGGCTGAACAGATGTACCAATGCACACTAAATTATTGCAAGTATTAGCTCCAAAAGATGCCATAGCAGCATCACCGATAACGATGTTATATCCATTTCCTCCGGTAGCACCAGATAAAGTGTTTCTCCCAATAGCAATATTTTTACCATTGGCTGAAGTAGACGATCCACTATAAGCTCCTACACCAAGGGCTAAATTATATGTTGGTGATACACCGGCAGATAATCCAGTGGTTGAAGAATCTTGCCATGTAGCTGCTGAATTGCTAGTAGCCGTTAATATTTGCCCCGCAGTTGGTGCTGTAGCTGAGCTTACTGATACCGTAGTCGTTGCTGATTTAAGACCATACGCCACTGCATTAGTACAACTAGATAAATCCCCACTAGAGGGTGTGCCAAGCGCACCGCCTGTTGAGTATTTGCCATTAAATGTAGACCAATCTGTGCTGGTCAAATAACCACTAACCGAAGCTGTAGCCGCAGGAATACTAATAGCCGGTGTAGCACCACCGCTTGATACAACAGGTGATGTACCAGTGACTGAAGTTACATGTGGAGTCCAAGATAATATACCTGCACCATCTGTTTTTAAAACATAGTTAGCAGTACCATCCACTGTTGGATATTTCAAACCCGCAGGATTGTTCATCAATCTTATTACAGATCCAGCAGAGTTTAATGCCCAAACCGACATATCAGCGGTGTTGTAATTGATAGCAAGCTCACCAGCAGTTAAATTTCCAGACGTAGGAGCAGCAGCGGCAGTGGTCGTGCGGTAAAGTTGTATCGGTGTGTAACCTGTTTGAGCCATATTGTTACCTCAAATTTTCTAATTTATAGAGCGTTGTCATATGTAATCGAGCCATTAAATAGTTTCATATTTTAAGTAATTTATTTATTTATCTATCTCCTTAACTTTTTCCCAGTACCCATCATCTCTAGCACTGGCTGATTCTGGGTCATGTTGCTCACCGTAAATATCTTCAATTGGCTCACCGTCCATATTACGCAAAGCATAAACACAGTAATAAACCGTACCATCTTCAACTGCTGTGAGTTTGTGTTGATGTTCTTTGCGAATAACAATAAATGTCGGTGCTGTGAATTCTTTAGGGTCGTGACCTTCAATTTCAACAGATACTTTACCAGACACAAGCAATGTTACATGGTCAAACTTATGCTCATGCCCACCGTGCGTTTCACCAGCAAGCTCTAATACGTTCTGCTTAACCCAAATATTACCAAAATAACCTAGCTCAAAAGTTTTCATGGTAATTGCACCACAGGCGTTTGCTCTTTCCAAGATGTTGTTGGTTCATCCCAGTAATAGCGTTTGTCATCTTGCGGATAAGGCATAGGCGATTGCCATGACATAGTATCAATATCACCAACCCATGAAGGGTATGGCTTTCTAGCTTGATGCTCGGCTTGTTTATCTGCATCAAACTCTACTTGCGATAACACTTTTAAAACGCCAACAAGGCTTGTATCCGCATCATCATCACACGTTCCATAAAGCAGTGGCGCTGTGCTGAGTGAACCGTCAGGATTTGATGCAATAGGAAAGTCAGATTCGTTTTGAAAGATAAACTGAAATCCCTTTACATTTGGGAGTGCCGGACCTGTTCGCATTGGTGCTTCTGTGCAAAGAATACCTGTGTCTGCGTCGATGTTTGTTAGTTGTATGTACATTTTATAACCTTATTTTATTGATTAACGCTGTTTACACAGCGATTCTCCGAACAGCTCTGACGTAGCTAGCATTGTCCTTATAGTTGTCGCTCTGAGCCCCATTGGAGAAGACCTGGCTGTGTGCTAATTCAGCACTGGACTCAGTAGAAGACCAATAGAAGGCCGAGACAAACGCATTTGTTTCCCCAGTTCTAAAGCCAATCCCCGCGCTTGTTTGAGCTGGTGAACCACTAGCGTAGTTTGTGCTAATAGGTTCAGGCGACACTGCATTGGAGTTTGAACCCGATGAAGTACTGTTATTGCCAGTAGTCGGTTTTAAGAAATAATACAGAACCTCAAGCTCGTTTTTAGCAGGGAGATACCAATCGCTATAACCCCCTATTGTTAAACCCTCGCAGAAAGTAGCTGCTTGATATGACGCACCTAACGCTGCTTCAACAGCAGAGTTAGTAGGGCCATCTATTAACGATGTCTGCGCGGTAGTTACACCGTAAATACCCCACGTTCTACTTGAGTTTTCACCAGATGCTTTAGGTGCAACAATTAAATAGTGCGTAGCTACGCCTCCACCACCCACAGCTATTTTACCTGCATAAAAACCACCGCCCCATGCCTCACCAATTACAGTTGGAGCGGCAGGTTTATAAGTCCCACCAGTTAGCATTTGTTGAATTCCACTCATTAGGTCAACCCCGCACCAGAAATAATCCAAGTTGTTGATGTCATTTTAAGCGCCGTCGCTGTACCGTACTGAGCAAGTGAGCGCGTACCTGTTGTGCCTGTACCAGCTAAATACATCGTGTCTGTTGTGATTGCGATACTGACGACTTGAGAAGTCATGTTAACAAACGAAATTGCTGTGCCAATTGGATACGCTACTGAACCATTTGCGGGGATAGTAAACGTCCGAGCATTAGCGTCAGTTGAAGGGTGGAAGATATGTTTTCCCGCATCCGCAGCAACAAGTGTGTATGCGGCAGACTGACTGTTTTGAGGGATGTTAATATAGCCAACGCCATTTGTACCATCAACGGTACAAGATGACAGCGTACCGCTTGTTGGTGTCCCTAAAATTGGTGTAATTAAAGTTGGTGTATTATTAAATACATTTACGCCTGTTCCAGTTTCATCCGTTAACGCAGCCGCTAAATTTGCACTAGATGGCGTAGATAAAAACGTATTAACATTTGTGCCAAATTGCCCAGCCGCAAACGTAATTGCACCCGTCATCGTACCGCCAGATGTAGACAACTTACCATTAAACGTATTCCAGTCGGTACTAGTTAAATACCCGTTAACAGATGTAGTTGCAGCCGCCATACTAATAGCAGGGGTTGTTCCTCCACTTGACACCACTGGAGCTGTTCCGGTTACAGAAGTTACTGTACCACTTCCTTTAGCATTAAACGTATTCCAATCAGCTGCACTTAAAACACCTCTATTTGTTGCACTTGCTGTGGGGAGGTTTAAGGTAATAACAGGCGTTGTTGTGCTATTTGCAACTGATGATGAAACGTCTGTACCAGTAGTCCCTAATGTTAAAGCTGCAACAGAAGTTACTGTACCCGTTCCTGGTGAAGCCGGTGTAGTCCATGTTGGTGCACCCGCACCTTGTGATGTTAAAACTTGACCAGCTGTTCCAGCAGCTGTATAAGCATGCGCTGTTCCTGTGCCATAACCTGCACCACCAGCCGTAGGAGTAGCTGTGCTATTTGTACCGCCAGATGCAATTGATAAAGTAGTAGATAACCCTGCCGCTGTTCCTGTGGTATTTTGATTCCATGTAGGAACTGTACCACTCAGATTTGCATAAGTGTAGCCAGTGCAGTTTGTGAGCGTGCCGCTCGCAGGCGTTCCTAATATGGGTGCGACTAAAGTCATACCGCTTGGTAATGTGGTTGCCGAAGTTAAATTAGCTGCTGTACCTGTCGTATTTTGATTAAGCGTTGGAAAGTCTGCGGCAACAGCAATCGTTAATGCGCCTGTTGATGTCGTGCTTTTTAAAATACCTGTTGCTAACGCTGACGTGCCTGCGCTGTAATCTGTACCAGAAGTTGCTGCTGATAAAGCCGTTCCATTACCTTTAATTAAACCAGTAATGCTAGTAGTTAAAGTAATAGCTGGCGTTGTTGTAGCGGTTGCAACAGTTCCTGCAAAACCATTTGCACTGACAACAGAAACTGTTGTTACCGTACCAGACCCACCACCACCACTTGCGTTGACAGTTTGGTTAGGCCATGTACCAGAAATGGTTACGTTAGTGCCAGCGACAAGTGAAGGTGTTGACGTGCCTGTACCACCGTTAGCGACAGGAAGTGTTCCAGATACTTGCGTTGTTAAACTAACGCCACTTAATGTGCCACCAAGCGTTAAATCTCCTGTGCTAGTTACTGTTCCTGTTAAGGTAATGCCATTTACAGTTCCAGTACCACCTACGCTTGTTACAGTTCCAACGCTAACCGCACCAGTTTGACCGTTTACTGAAGTAACTGTGTTTGTTTGATCAATTTTTTGCCATGTTGAGCCATTAAATATCGCCCAGTCGCCTATTGCCCAATCAGTAATACCATTTAAGTTTGTGGATCCCGCAGTCGTAACAACGTAATAATAACCGCTAGTACCAACGCTGGATGTCAACGCAGGTACGTTTGTTGATGCGTTCCAACCACCTTGATATGACAACGTGCCAATTATAGATGAAGTCGTAACACTAGTAACAATACCTTTAGAATTGACGGTGATGACTGGAACTGTGGTTGAAGAACCATAAGTATTAGCAGTAACGCTTGAAGTAGGTAAATCATCGTTAACTAACGCACGAAACGTTGTTGGCGCAGCAGATCCACTTGCAGGACCAGCATAAACCACGTTAGCCGGTTGATCAGCAACTAAAATAGTATTACCCCATGTTGGCGCAGAAGATCCGCCAGAAACTAAAACTTGCCCAGCCGTTCCAGCAGGACTGACATAAAGACCGTCAGCACCAGACCAAACAACAGCACCTGCCATCGGTACAATACTTTTTGCTGTACCGCCATGACTTAAACCTAATATATTTTCAACTTCATTAGCACTCGATAAATCAACTTGAGGATGCTTGTGATCTGATCGTGACATAGATGTGGCAACACCAGCGGATCCTGTTGTTAATCCCGCTAAAGGTAAACTATCGGATAAATCAGCGGCAAGCGTTACATTGGAGTTTAACGCACCACCACCAGTCAAACCAGTGCCAGCAACCACTTGTCGTGTAACAGGAACATAGCCAGAAATCGTTGCGGCAATCGTTGATGCGGCAGTGACGCGACCATTTGCATCAACCGTAAACACAGGAATATTGGTAGCATCACCATAAGATCCAGCAGTAACACCCGTCGTATTAAGTTGATTTCCGGTAATACCACCATTTGCCACACTAAGCGTTACATTGCTAGAAAGTTGACCGCCACCCGTTAAACTGGTGCCAGCGATAACTTGCCGTGTTGTAGGAACACCAGCAACACTCAAAAGATCTCCAACTCTAATTTGATAATTGTTGCCGTTGTAGACAATCATCATCAAACTATCCTCTGATGCAACAGGTGCTAGTGGTAGTTGCGTTATCCGTGTGGGAATTAAATTACTTGGTACGTCAGACATTCTTTACATCTCCAGATAAGAATTACCGTCTTCGGTAATGAAAAATTCGTCGCCAGCCTCTTGGATTACACCAGCAGGATGCGTGTTAAGTGAAACGTCTGGTCGATTAAATGGCAATACAATTTGATCTGGCGGTCTTGGTGCAAGACGATAAGGATCGTATTCGTCGGTATCTTCTTTGCACACCATTAAGTTTGGGTAATTAGGATCAGGATGCAATTCAGCTAATTTGAATTTACGCGAACATCTGGCACATATTCCAATGCCAAGTGTAGGTTCTCCTGTTGTGTCTAAATAAATGCTCATTTTGTGTAACAGCCAATGCCAGGATTAATTTTTGTTGGACTACCATCATTGTCACCATCCCATGCACGTTGCATTGACATAGCCGCCTTTTGATCAAGCACTGGAATTAAATTAGCATCAACTGCGGGTGTTTCTGCCGCCATTCTCGCAGCAAGACCATTTACGATAGCTTCAAGCCAACGCTGAGGAACTTCTACGTCTTGTTGAAGGTTTGTGGTGTCCATAATCTGTCTTTGCCGCCAAAGGATCAACTGCGCTTGCTCTGCCGCAAGAAATGGTGCAGGCCAGATATTGACCACTGGACTTGGCAAGTCACGTTGAAACCAATAAGAGTTTGGGCGAGATGGGAAAACTTTGTTGCTTTGATTAACGTAGTCGTCGCGGTTAAGTAAACCAAGTGGAATCTCTTGTGGCATATTGCCAAGCGTAATAGCGTAATAGCTCATTGGACTCGTTGACGTTATTCTAAAATAACTATACGCCTTAGCCGCAGAAATATCAGTCCAAACAATATCACCAGCAACAGCCGTGACATTAGATGATCCAACTGTTGTCCATGTTGCACCGTCATTGCTGACTTGAAAAGTAACCGCAACTGAGTTTGCTGACCAATTGATACCTACAGTTGTAACAACGGTTTGCGATGTAAAATCAACTTTATAACTAGTGGATGTTATAGTTTCTGCGCCTGATAATAATTGCAATACACGATAATTTAAATTTAATACATCCACTGTGCCAATTGGAAGTGTCACAATTGGCTGATTTTCGTACATTGGAAGGATAACTTTTTCAATGCACCAGCTTGGAGGTTTAATGTTTGCTAGTTCAGACAAGAAAAGATACAGCGAATCCAAAGCATAATCCTGCATCTCAGCAGTAATCGCCTGCGCTGTTAATCGGCAACGTCTAAAAGCGTGATCCACTACCTTCAGAGCGTTAAATGTTGTATTAGAAATGCTGTCAGAATATGCCATCGTAACCTCAGTTTAAAAGTCTTGACGGCATACTGATACAGTTGCCCGTGTTATCCAATTATAATTGAATAGTCGGTTTAAAATCTATTTTTTCTTCATTGCTCTGCGACCTTCAGACAATGCAATCGCTAACGCTTGCTTTGAATTAGTCACGTCCGGTCCTTTTTTACTTCCAGAATGCAAATCGCCATCTTTAAACTCGTTCATCACTTTGCCAACTTTAGCTTCTGAAATTTTACCGCCATTTTTCATGGCAATTAAAGGCGATTGTGATGCCACAGGAACTGACTTGCGAACAGGAATTTTTCCTTTCATCATTTCCTGGCGTTGCTCGCGTGGTGATTCACGTTTCTCATGTTGCATCATTGCTTTTTTGCTGGCGTACTTTTCACCAGTAGCTTTTTCAACTACCTTTCCGCCTTCTGCTTTGCACATTTTAGGAGCTACTTTGC